GAGGAAACCTCACTGAGTGTTTAGTTCAGCTAGACCTCTTTGAGAACCATGTCTTGCGACACGGTCACTCTTCCTTTATTGGAGGGTGGACGGCAGTTTCACGGTTGAAGTTAGATTCAACTGATCACTGTCTCGTGTTGACCCTTGGTGGTTGGAAACCAAATGACGTAGCTTGGAAAGTTTATTTCCTAACGTTGTCGGTAGTCCCGTTTGGTCTGGAGTCCAGATTTATCTGAACAGCTCAGACCCCCTTTCTTACCTATCTAATAATACTAAATGATAAAAAAAAATAAATTTATTTCTAAAAATATTGTCTTCCATCGCTTTAAGCTTATAGATGAAGGATTAGAGAAAGACGGGTTGATCTCACTAAAGAACTCTTTGGAGTTCTTTGCAAAGTTATCTCAATTCAGCTGGAAAATTATTTCCATCTCAATGAGAACAACTTTGAGGATTACTAACCGGGTTAGATTGATCCACAACTTTGGAAAATACCTAATTCTTATGAATTATAGGCATGGACCATTGTATGTGGTGAAATATCTTAAAGCATGTCAATTGGCTATCCAAAAGAAAGTGGCTGGTCAACCCTTCTCAAGTTTGAGAGAGATTGAGCCAGATTTGCCACTACCGCGTTTGGCTAAGTGTGGTTTACCCACTATAATTGGAACACGGGATAGAAGAACTATTTGTAGCTCTTCCCCTCGTATTCTTCAATTATGGCTGAGTATCTTTGGTATCTACAGGGTTTTGAATGCCCCTGGGACACTTAAGTTAGAAACCATCACGAATCCATTCTCTGGAAACCAGAACTTCTTACTTGGAGCTAGCGATTGGTTTCGTAATAATACGAAAGCAAAGCTGGCCACGGTAATGAATTTCTGACCTCCCGATTTGCGAGTAGAGACACCGCTTCTCTTGGAGAAGGCTTCTCCGTCAAATACTTCCTCTTGAAAAGGGATAGTTTCTGACGCAGTGGCTTTGGCCCATTACCCGCAGGTATTGGGTGCAATTTTACTCTGGCTAGACCTTAATGGTTGTAACCGAATGAAATTGTATCTTAGTGTTCTTTCTCAAAAGACACACCAAGTGCCTCTTAAACGAAGTTTAATGCTAGGTGGATCTGAATCGGATCCTTTAAGCGCTCCTAGAGTAGCGCGATGAGGTGATGATGGTGTAGATAGGCCTATTATAGGTCAACTCTCTGCTAAGAAAGAAGCGGCAGGAAAGATAAGGGTATTTGCAATGGTTGATAATTGGACTCAGTCCATTATGAACCCTCTGCATAAGTACCTTTTCTCTATATTGCAAAAGCTTCCAAACGATGGAACCTTCGATCAGGACAGCTCTTTTAAGAGAGCTACTGAGAAGGCTACCAAGTATGGTTGTGCTTATGGATATGACCTGACCGCGGCTACTGATAGATTGCCGATCAAATTGCAAGAGCATTTACTTGCTTCTTTGATTGGTCCTATCCTTAGCTCGCTATGAGTCACGATTTTGATCGGCCGTCCCTATCGGAACGGCCCATTTAATGACGACCTCTACTATGCAGTTGGGCAGCCTATGGGCGCTCTTTCTTCGTGGGCTATGTTAGCGCTAACTCATCACATGATTCTTCAGCACATATCTGTATCCCTAGGGAACAGACGTGATGTATGAGAGGATCGGTATGAGGTCTTAGGTGATGATATCATCATCTTTGATAGCGCCCTGGCTCACAAGTACTTAGACTATATGTCACAGCTTGGAGTCCCTATTAACACTTACAAATCTGTAGTGTCTACTAAGGCTCCTGTTGTTGAATATGCTAAGCGAACGGCTATAGGTATCCAAGATGTTTCCCCTGTTTCCTGAAAGATGTTTATCAAACAGGATTCCTTTGCTGGTAGATTAAGCATTGTTTCTTATTTTTGAAACAAAGGCCTAATCGACCATCCTATTGCCCTTTATCGGGTGATCATAGGAGCCGCGCTATGAGATAAACGCCCACTAAAAGACAAGTTGTCTTCGTTGGGTATTTTATCGACATTAGTGCAGTCAGGGAAAATTCCTTTGGACTGGGTATTGCGGGTTCTTCATAACTCTAGGAGTATCTATTTCAGGCCGGGTAAATCTGTGAACTTCACCTATTTCCCGATCCCTGAAATGGAACGAGTCATTTCCAAGGCTGTTAAAGGCCAGGATTTGACATCCGTAGAGCCATTTAGATCCATGTCGTATACCCGAGAAGTTCGATGGTATAGATTGGTTCTAGCATCGCGTGCTCGTGCTATTATAGATAGATATTCAGATAACGAGATAGATAAATGTCTGTCCGCTACTGCTGATATTATATGTAATAGCCACCGTTCACTGATGGTTGAATCTTTCTTACATGATCTTTCACAGGATCATGTGTTGGCTATCAAGTTCTATAGGGAAATGGAGTTGGATATGGCTAGTATGTCATATCTAACCCAAGTCCTAAAGGAGGTTGAGTCAGCCAACTCTTTCTTTCTTCTTGCTAATCGCTTGAATAAAGATCGAACTGTAAAGACTCAGTCGCCCCTCCGTATTCTATCAATGATCTCTAAATCCCTTACTAGGGTTAGAGATGATAGACGCGGTCTTGAGGCAGGCTGGGTACGGATCGGTTCGTAACCGGTTGGAATGCTTAGGATCGATTCCTCCTATCTCTAATGCTACTCTGTAGCTTCTGCGTCCTACTAACCTTACTTTAACAAATGTTAAGGGGGTTGTGGAAGACCAGATGGGGTTTGTACATTCATCGTGAGGTGAACGCACTGCCCTACAGGTGTCATTATTGACAGAGGGTCCTAATAATCTATCTTAATTGAT